CGATCTCGGACGCTACGCCAAGGCCGTCGCCAAGTCCGACGCCGTCGTCAGTCTCTCCGTCCTCATCGCCCAACTCGACGCCCGACGAGACGGCCAGACTGTTGTCGAGGTTGGCGGAGTGGCGGGCGGACCTGTCGCTCTACTGCCGGGGGGTGCTACAGATCAAACCCAAGACCGGCCCGACGGTCCCGTTCCTGCTCAACCGGGCCCAGCTTTACCTGCACCAGACCATCGAGGCGCAGAAAACCAAGACCGGCATGGTGCGAGTCATCGTCCTGAAGGGGAGGCAGCAGGGAATCACAACCTACAGTCAGGCCAGATTCTACTGGCTGACCTCACTGCGCCGGGGGATGCAGGCCTACATCCTGACCCACAGGGATGACGCCACGCAGCACGTCTTCGACATGGCCGCGCGCTTCCACTCGCTGGCCCCCATCGTTCCCACGCTCGGCGCCTCGAACGCCAAAGAGATGCTCTTCGCCGGTCAGGAATCAGGATACAAGGTCGCGACGGCCGGGGCAGCGGGCACCGGGCGATCCGGAACGGCCCAGCTTTTCCACGGGTCCGAGGTGGCCTACTGGCCGAACGCCGAGGATCACCTGGCCGGCATCGGTCAGATCGTGGCGCGTGCACCGGGCACGGAGATGATCCTCGAAAGCACGGCCAACGGCGTCGGCAACGTGTTCCACCGTCTCTGGTCATCGGCCGAGCGCGGGGAATCCGACTACATCCCCGTCTTCATTCCGTGGTTCTGGGATTTCGGCTACAGCATCGAACCGCCGGCGGGATTCTCGTTGTCGGACGAGGAACGCGCCTACCAAGAGGCCTATGGGTTGACCCTCGGACAAATGGCGTGGCGCCGATCCAAGATCGCGTCGGACTTCGCCGGCGACGATGCGCGCTTCCGCGCCGAGTACCCTGCCAACGCGGCCGAGGCCTTCACCGCGGTCGGGCACGACGCGTGGATTCCGCCGGCGCTGGTCATGTCGGCGGTGACTCGAAAACTCGAGCCCAGCACCCACGCGATCCCGCTGGTAGTCGGAGTCGACCCGGCGCGATTCGGATCGAACCGCACGACGATCGCCCGGCGGCGTGGCCGAAAGCTTTTCCCACTCGAACGCCTGCCGCACCAGGACACCATGGCGACCGCCGGCCGCATCGTGACCCTCATCCGCGACGAGCGTCCGGCGCGCGTGTTCATCGACGTCGGCGGACTCGGGGCCGGGGTGTACGACCGGTTGATCGAACTCGGGTACGGCGAGACGGTGACCCAAGTGAACTTCGGCGGCACGGCGAACCAGTCGGACCGCTACTACAACCGGCGCTCCGAAATGTGGGGGGAAGCCAAGGCGTGGCTGGTGAATGGCCAGATCCCGGACGACCCGATCTTGATCGGCGACTTGTCCGGACCGAAATACGCTTACGACTCCGACGGTCGGTTGAAGCTGGAGAAGAAGGAGGACATGGCGAAGCGGGGGATTCAGTCGCCGGACTCAGGCGACGCGCTCGGCCTGACGTTCGCCATGCCGATCCAGTACGTGGCCGAGATGCAGCCGGGGGCCAAGGTCGTCGAGGACATGTTCGAAGCCATCGGCGAGATGCTGAACCGGGACCATCTCGAAGGGCTGCACACCGGCTGACGACACCACGCCCACAGGGTTGCCTGCGCCGGGCCGTGGTGTCGTAGGGTTCCGCCGAAATGGACTCGGTTGAACTCTACGCAGCGGTCTTCGAGGACTTGCGGGACCGCGATACGTGGGAGGCCAAGCAGGCCGACCTCTACAAGGCTCGCTACCGAGGCCTCCGCCGCACCAATCCGCCGTGGCCCGGTGCGTCCGACATCAACTGGCCGCTGGTCGACACCATCATCGGGAAGCTGGCCCCGCACTACGTCGGGCAGCTCTACGCCACCGAGCTCTTGGCGTCGTTCGTGGCCGAGCCCGGCACCGCCGGAACGCCGGCCCTCGCGACGTCGGCGGCGCAGTGGTTCGATTACCAGCTCAAGCACCGCACAAACTTCGAGCACGAGATCCTTTTCGTGGTGAACTGGCAGCTCATGCTCGGGCGCCCGGTGCTGAAGGTCGTTTGGGACGCGCAGCAGAGCCGCTTGCGGTTCGTGGCCATCGAGCCGACGCGCATCATCGTCCCGCCGTCGACCGCCAACCTGTGGGAGGCCGACCGGATCACGCATGTCCTGTCGTTCTCGCCTGACGCTTACCGTCGCGTGAGCGGCTGGAGGAACGACGCCGACTTCGTGGCCAGCATCACCGGCAAAGGCTCGACCGGTGGCGACGACCGACCGGATCAGCGAGTGAACAACGCGCGCGAGCAGCGCGAGGGCATAACCTGCGGGGACACGGACGAGATCGTCATCTGGGAAACGTGGGTGCAGACCGCCGACGGATGGGAGTGCCACACCTACGCTCCCGTCCGGCCGGAAGAACCGGTGCGTCCCGTGTACCGCAACCCGTACAGCCACGGCCTCCCGCCGTTTGCCGACTTCCCGAACGAGATGACGGAGCCCAGGTGGGAAGCTCCGCGTGGCGTGGCCGAGGTCGTGCTGCCGTATCAGGCGCAGCTCACCAAGCTCCTGAACGAGAAGAACGACGCGCTGACCCTCTACAATCGCCCGTTGTTCCAGGCCGACGTCGATGCAGCGCCGAACGTCGGGAACTTCCGATGGAAGCCGGGGCAGATCATGCCGCGCGGCGTGAAGGCGATGCAGCAGCCGCAACCGCCGATCTCGTGGGACGTGACCATGCAGATGTTCCGCGGCATCGCAGAGGAGCTGGCCGCGACTCCGGACCAAGGCATGGCCCGGCAGTACGACATGCGGAAGGCGAGGACGGCGACCGAGATGGAGCAGATCGCCACGCTGAACCAGCAGTCGAGCGACCTGCGCATGCGGATCTTCCGGATGTCACTGGCGCGCGCGTACCAACTGGCTTGGGAAACGCTCGTGCAGTACGCCGGCACCAATTTGGCCATCGTGCTCGGTGACGAAGCGACCACGATCCCCGGAGAGGCGTTGAAGGGGAAGTATCACATTTCCCCGTCCGGATCGGCCGACGGCGTCACCCGTCAATCGCTGTGGGGCAAGGCGGTGCGGCGCCTGCAGATGTTCAACAACGATCCCTTTATCGACCAGTACGAGCTTCGGAAGAGCGTGCTCGAAGCCGATGACTCCGGGCTCGTGAAGCGAGTCCTTCGAGATCCCGGGCTTCGGCAAGTGGCCCAGGTCGAGGAGCAGGGGGTCGAGATCGGCGTGATGATGCTCGGCCTGCCGGCCGCCGTGACCAGCGCCGACGACCACGAGAACCACATCCGGACGCTTCTGCTGTTCATCCGGACGCAGGCCAGCCGCGGGACGCCAATGTCGCCCGAGACGCTGGTGTTGATGCAGCAGCATCTGGCGACGCACATGGAGCTGTTGGCCAAGGCCAACCCCCAAGCCGCGAAGGCCGCACAGGACGCCGCCGCGATGATCTTCCAGAGTCTCCAACCCCAGCAGCAGCCCAATGATTCACCGGCTCAAACGATGGCTCCGTCGATGGTGCAATGACGTGTCCGTTCCGGACTCGAGTCCGGAGTGGACGCGCGAAGATCGACTGGCGCTTCGGGTGTTCCTGGCGACCCCGACGGGCGCGAAATTCGTCACCACGCTGCGGGGCTTGATCGTCCACCGCGCTTTGATGGCAGTCTCGACGCCGACCGAAAGTCAGGCGTGGGCCTGCGGTCGAGCCGAAGGCTTCGGTGACCTGGCTCGGTGGGTCGATGGACTCAGCGAGTTGGATGTTGCCGAGGACAAAGGCGAAGACGACAGGCCCGCCGAAGACTTGGCTTGGCTGACACCACATGAGCATCGACGCGAACACTGACGCCGCCACGGCGGACTCGACGGGCAATCTGATGGGCGAAGACGCACTTCGTTCGGCGATGGCTGAACACGACGTGCAGGACATCTTCCGTCCGTCGGACAGCGCGACCCCTGAAGCCGGAACCCGCGCGCCGGCCCCCGACGACTCCCCGGAGGACGCGACGGAGAAAGCCGAAGATGCCAGCGAGGACAGCAAGACGGAGAAGACGGACCGAAGCGAGAAGGACGAGGCGCGACGCGGCAAGACGTGGGACGAGATCAATCGTGAGAAGGAGGCCCTGGCGCAGGAGCGTCAGCGTCTCCAATCCGAGAGGGATCAAGTCGAGCGTCAGGCCGCCGCGGTCGAGGACGGCGCCAAGAAGGCGTTGAGCTCGGCCGAGGACTACGAGCGGTTTGCGCAGGACTGGAATAATGAAGGCCGCGAGGACCTCGCCAAGCAGGCGATGGCCAAGGCAGGCGAACTGCGGAAGCAGGCCTTCGAGATCCAACGCAACCACGAGTTGAAGAACCTCGTGACCGAGAACCCCGACCTTCGAAACCCCGAGTCGGACCTGACCAAAGGCGTGGACGCGCTCCTCAAGAGCCGGCCGCACCTCGTGAATCATGTCACCGGCATTCGGGACGCCGTCGAGTTCGTGAAAGCCCAGGGCGCGCAGAAGCGTCTGGCCGAGGTCGAGAAAGAGCTGGCCGAGACGAAGCAACGGCTGGCGGATCGGGAAAAGTTGCTTCAACCGGCGACAGGCGGACGACCGGGCCGCCAGTTGTCAGGCCGGGAATTTTCCAAACTGCCGTCGGCGGATCGAGAGACCCAGCTCCGACGCGCGCTCCGGGAGGCTGAACAAGCCGGCGTCAACATCTTCACGGAGCGTTGACGCGCGAGAAGAAACAGGGGTGACCTATGGCAGGACAAACGAAGACCACGACGACCGAGATCGCGTACGCGTTTCGCACGCATTTCTCGAAAGAACTGTTGGAGCGGATGAAGCCGGTGCTGGTGTTCGCCGATCACGGCTTGCGCTCGCCGCTTCCCAAGAACGAGGGCGCCAAGACCGTCCGCATGATGCGCTTCACCGCGCCGTCGACGTCTGACATCCAGACGCTGACGGAAGGCACGGTTCCGGCGTCGAGCACGCACAAGCAGCTTGCGTTGGAATACCTTGAAGTAACTCCGGCGCAGTACGGTCAGAGCATCTCGATCACGGACGTGCTCGACGGAACCAGCCTGTTCGACATGGCGAAGCAGGCGACGCTTCAGAACGCCGAGGACGCCGCGCTTCACTGCGACACCATCGTCCGCAACGAGCTCACAAAGACGAGCGGCACGAACGGGACGAACGATCTCAGCACGCGCGGGGTTATCTACGCCAACGGCGCGGCCAACTACGCCGCCGTCTACAACTCCGGAACCAAGTCCGCCACGCTGATCCTGACCGCCACCGACATCCTCGACGGCGCGACGACGCTGAAGGTGAAGAAGGCGCCGCGGATCAACGGGTCGTACGTCATGGCCGTCGGTCCGCAGGGATCGCGCGACATCATGGCCGGGGCGAACTCGAACACCCTCTGGAAGGACGTGGGCGTCTACTCCAACAAGGAGCAGGTGTTCAACGGCGAGGTGGGCAAGCTGTACGGCGTCCGCATCGTGGAGCACACGGAGCCGTATCGCTCCGCCGGCACGCAGCCGACCACGACCCCAAGCTCGCAGTATTCGGCGAGCGGCGTGGTGTTCACCTACCACATGTTTGGCCGGAACGCCTACGGCGTGACGGACCTGGCGACCTTGGGATCTCCGATGTCGCCCCAGGTGTACTACGTCACCGGCGCGGACAAGTCGGACCCGCTCAACCAGATCAAGATGATCGTGAGCTTCAAGACCTACTTCGCGGCGGTCGCCTTGCAGCCGCAGTGGTACGTTCAGCTCTACAGCCAGAGCGGTTCCGCGGCCTGAACCTGATTCTCCGGGTGTGGTGCCCCGGGTGTTGCATGTAGTGGGGTGGGGTGCCGGGTGCGATCAAAGCTCCGGCGCCCCATTTCGAAGAGGAAGAACCGATGCCGATCTACACTTACCATCCC